GCGTATTCGGTGATCGTGATGTTGCCGTAGCCGTAAGCCTTGGCGACATCGAGGAAGAACTGGCGCGACTGGCCGCCGATCATTGTCATCTTGACAACCAGCGCCAAACGACGTTCTTCGAGTGCTGTCGGCGGGTTCGTCAGGCAGGGATCAGGCAGGCCCCAGTTGCGCTCCCAGTCCGGCAGCAGCTCCATGGTGGCGCGTGGATCGGACTCGATCTCCAGAAGATCTGCGGCGCGTCCATCCACGTCTCCCCAAATTTGCGCCAAGCCATCGACGGTCCAGACCAGCGCACTGCTGGGATCGCGCGGCCATGCCTGCCCCTGCGGCAGCAGATCGAGCAGTTGCTGCGCATAATCGTCACCCGTTCTGCGGATGTGTACGTCAGCCATATGTCACATCCCCGAGAACCGGCATATAGCCGTTGCTGGGCATCACAACGTCGCTGGCCACCAAGTCATAAGCAACGACCCCCGACGCCGCCATGATGCCTTCATCGGTCCATGCGCGATACCAAGTCTGTCCCGGCATCGAGCGCGCCATGAACTGGTTTTGTAGACTGTCGATTATCGCGCCATGCGTAGCGGCATTGTCGATGCTCAGATACTTGATGTGCACATTGATCGGATAGGGTATCGGAGCTTCGACAAACATGTCTTTCACTGTGACCGGGCGCACGGTGTCCAGATAGGCCGCTACGGCATCGACATCGTCGGGCAACGGAAAGCCGCCGTTGTCGGCGCGCAGGTCGTCCATCATGAACCGCACGGTGCAGGTGCCGATGCCCATTTCCTGCGGGAAGCACCACGCGCGCGTGACGCCGGACACCGCCAGCGTCCATTGCTCGTAGTCGGTGGCATCGCCGCCCATCGGCGGCTCCTGAATGCGCAGCAGGACGCGGGCGCGCAGCTCGTCGTCGGTCTCCTCATCGGTGCCGCCACCAAGCTCGACCACGATTGCCGCCGAATTGACGCCAATCGGCGGGCTCACCACCGTGAGGAGATCGCCAGCATTCATATTCCCGACAGTCCCGGCGGTCAGCGCGAGCACATTGACCGGGGTCTCTGCGAGGCCGATTGTGATTTGTGCCGTGGTCTCGTATTGAACCCCAGAAGTGTTGCTGACCACGGTCGAAATCGGAACGATGAGGCCCTCCGTCCCGGTCATGGTAATGGTGCCTTTAGCCAATGTTGGGCCTTTGCGGCCCGTCGAGCCATCAGCATTGACCAGCCAGATGTTGCCATGCCGATCCAACCATACGGTCTCTGCGGTGTCCGGCAACAATTGCTTGGCGAGCCAGTCGATGTAGAGCAATGTCAGGTGCGCGAGCCCCGCCTGACCGTCGCTCATGATGCGCAACGCCGAGTTCGGGATCATTGCGCGCGCGCCGAGCTGCGACAGCACGTAGTTCTTCGTCACGATGCGCGTTTGTTGCAATGTCGGCGTGGTCCACGGCATTATGGCGCACTCCCCAGCTCGTCCCACAATTCACTGTAGCGCAGCGATATCTCTGGATCGGGTCCGCGATAAATCGTGACGCCTATGTCGATGCGGTCGATGGCTGTTTGCGCCGACGAAACGTCAATGCTTGTTGCGATCAGGTTCTGCGTGAACGGCCGCATTGCATCGCGGGTCCAGCCGTCCGCGCGCGTCAGCGTCGAACCGTCGCGCGCGTTGACGCCGGTAATCTTGGCGCGCGAAAGCAGCCATAGTAGACATCCGACAGGCCAGCCTCCCCAGATCAAATCCGCGTCCAAGTCGCCCCACCAACCGCGTCTGTCGGTTGCATTCGGGTCCGGCAACTCCAGACCAAGCGGCGCATAGGCATCGGTGCCGAGCGCCACGATGACGGCGGATTGCAGATCGTATCCATCCGCGATCAGGTTCTGGTCCGTCATCAGCCAATCGAGCGTCACCGCATAGGCGGGAAAGTCGAGCTGCTGCAGATAGCGAATGTCGCCGGCCATGCTACGGCTCCGTGTCTTGCGAGGTCGGCGGCCCCGGCTTCGGCGCGTTGACCAGGACGGCATCGCTGCCACCGGGGTCGCTGGTCATGCCGACGCCGCCATTGACGCCATAGACCGGGTTCTGGGCGCTCTCGGTCCCGAGCTTCACCTTGCCGATGAAGCACCATGTGGTGCTCTGCTTGTCGTAATAACCGACGACGGTATCGCCGCTGTAAAACTCGATCCGGCCTTTCGTGATGCGCACCTCGTGATTGACGGTCTGGCCTTCGTGCTGGAAATCCTGCTGCTGGCCACCGCTGGAGCTGCCGCCCGTGCTGTCGCGCGCGCTCGCCGATGCGCCGCCGCCGCTGGAGCTGCTGCTGCTGCTGCCGCTCTGACCTGGCCGCTGTTGCTTCTGCTTCTGGACATGCCGCAGCGAGACCATGCGTGTCGTGCTCTGGCCGCTGCCGCCGCTGCTGCTGCTGTCCTGTTGCCCGGCGCTGCCTTGCTGCTGATCGTCATCGAGCGAGAGCAGATACAGCCCGGTGCGCCGCAAGAGCGTCATCTGGCCGATATCGTCGTACTGTGCGTTCTCACCGGGCTTCAGCCCCATCGGACGATGCCTGCGGTCGTCAATGGCAATGACAACCGGATGATTGCGCTGGCCGCCGAGAAAAACGGCGATCCCTTCGGCGGCAGGGCCTTTCGGTTGCTCGGTGCTTTCAAGGCCGCCACCGCCGCCGTTGCCACCGCCGCCGTTGCTCTGGCCTTGCTGGCCTTGCTGCTGATCGCGCGGCAACGGCGTGCTGGTGAAGCCGAAAGCCTGCACCCGCTCTACGATCTTGCGGCCTTCCGAATTCATGCCGTCGAAATTCAGCTCCTGCATCATCGGGTTATCGTTGGCATCGTTCAGCGTGAAGCGAACGATCTGATGCATCGCGCGGGCTGACATTTCGAGGAGCGTGTTTCGATGCATAATTCGCTACCCTTGCGGTTGATTGGCCATGAAGGTGTTCGCCTCGCCCCGGAAATTGAACAGCCCATTCATGAAGATCGGCGGCACCATCGTCAGCGTCGTCGTGCTGCCCGTCGCATCGGTCTGGTCATAGGCGCAGACAGAACAGCCAAGCAGCACGCCATTGAGAAGCAGCATCGGCGCGGAGACGTTGTAATATTCGCCAGCCCGCCAAATGCTGTCGCTCTGATTGTAGTCCTTGAACCAGCCCTGAACGGTGATTTGCGCTTCGAGGTAGCTGCCCTCGGTGAAAAGCTGTTCCATCTTCAAGCGCCGCTGCACGCCATGCGTATCCGGCTCCGCGATCTCCATCGGGACAACCATGTAGCGGTTTCGCGTCGATGATCCGTCGCCCTCCGCGATCTGCTTGTTCTGCGGATCGCCGCTCGCGTTGTCGCTGCCTTGCCCCTGCCCAATGACGTAGATTTTCCTGTAAACATTCGGATCGCGGAAAGCGCAGTTGGCACGAAGGATGTTGCCGGCTTCGACCAGATCGCCGGCCGAAGCTGACTGGTTCTCGCCAATCGCCAGCAAATTGCCGAAGGGATCGGAGCCGATCACGATGTTTCTTGCCCGCGCATAGCGCTCCAAGACGTTCTGGATCGTGTCTCCCGGCTGGATCGCGATCTTGTCGAATGGTTTCTCATCGACCGAGCCGACCGGCTTCAGCGTGATGCCAAGGTGACCCATGATCGACTCGGCCAGTTGGCTGAAGGTCTGGCCGTCATGCCCGTTCAGTTGCTCCGGCGGCACGCATGAATTCGTCAGGTCCGCCGTCCTGCCGACGCCGGTCAGCCTGACGCCATGATTTTTCTCGTCGTAGGCGACTTGGCGTTCGGTGATGTAGCCAGCGACGGCAGGAACGCCGCCGATGAAGATGGTGACCGGGTCGCCGGGGATGAACTGCGAACTGTTGATCGCAAGCGGCACCGGAACCGCCTCCGTGCATTCAAACGTAAATCGCGGAAACCACTCGGCGACGCGCTGCTCGACATGAACCGATGTCCAGTTCGTGAAAAGCTGGCTGTTTACCTCAAGCGTGATGACTTCCTTGGAGCCGAAACGCGCGGGCGGCGTCGGCGGCGGCTCTTGCGGCGTCGGTGTCCTAGTCGGGCTTACATAAAGGCGGTCGACCATGTCACACCGCCAGCATCTTGCCCGCGAGGGGCATAAAAGCGGGATGAACCACGTCGTTCTCGGCAATCAGTTCCTGATATCGCGTCGGGTCGTCATAGCTGCGCTGCGCCATCCGAAGCGCGGTCATCACCGTCTGGAAGCTGTAGTTGATCAGGCGCGGAAGCTGGCGGGCACGGTCGGACAGATGCGTTATGACAGTGCCGTGCAAGTTTACCAGCGCCATGTACGTGGCGCTGTCGAGGTCATCGGAGGCGACTTCCTCGGTCTGCGTGAAGGCGTCGTTGATCGCAGCCCAAATCGCATCGATGGCATCGCGCGATGCGAACGTCATGTCGCCGATGATGCGCGCTTCCATTGTCAGCGCGATGCGCACGATTGCGAGAACAGTCTGTACCGCCGCAAGGCTTACCGGCCTCTCTGCCAGCGCGGCGGTGCGCACGACATCCATCGTCGCCAGCGTCGCCCCGCTGTAGCGCGCCAGATCGGTGCAGACGCCGAAGGCATAAGCAAACGTCGGGAGGTTCACCATATTTGGATCGGCGATCATCATGCCGACCGACCGGCGCAACGCCACGCCGATTGTGCCTGTCTGTGTCATCGCAGCCGACAAAACAACAGGACCGATGCGCTGCACGATGCCCAAAACTTCTGCGTCGGCTGGGGTCATGACTTACCAGCTCCCGGTCGCGCCGCCGGTCTGGGACGGCGGCATTGGGTAATCCTGCGGCAGATACGGAACGGCATCCGCCACTTTGGCGCTGTTGAAGACATCCGCGTATGGCTGCGTTTGCTGCGCGGTGTCCGCAGTCGCCGGTCCCGCCACGGCGCTCTCGACATTGCTTGCCGCTGTCTGGATTTGCGAGCCGGATGAAATCGTCTGGCGAAATGCCGGATCGCCGTACTCGACAAAGGTCATCTCGACCGTGCAGTAGCCGCCTTGCTGCCGCGTTTCCGTTACGATGTAGCTCTGCACCATCACCTGCACGTCAGAGCCCTGATATGGCATCGGCAGGCGCAACAGGCCGGGACCGTCCTGCTCAAGGCAAGCGATCAAAATGTCCCTGTCGTCCAGATAATTCGGGCCGATCAGAAAGCCCTGCACTGAAAAGTTGTTCGCGGTCCTTCCCATGTCCTCGGCATAGGGGATGTTACGCTTCGGATACTGATGCAGCGCCACGCGCCGCCCGCCCGCGCGCGCGTCAGCGTCGACATAGAAGATCGCGCCGCGAAACCACGCCTGCTGAAACTTCTGACGCCACGGGCTTTTTAGTTCTGTTATCAGCATCCAGTTTCCCCGTTAGGGCGTAGCCGCCACAGGCGGGCTGTCGGTCTTCTGCATCTGCTTGTAGTTCTGCACCGTGGTCGTCTGCCACAGGTCGCCAGCGCTAGCGGCTTTCGTGTTCGCAGCCGTGCCGTTGGAATTGACCGTGACATGGACGTGGCCTTCGGCTTTCGCAGCGCCGTTGCCGTTGGCTATTGATTGATCGACACGATCAGGCAGCAGCTTCAGCCTGGAGAACTGCCGTTCTGGCACCATGCGGCCCCGGCTGCCGCCGAGATCAAAATGCATCAGGTCAGGAACGCCGCCGCCGCCGATCTTGGTGCCGAACGCGCCGCCCCAGCCGAGATGGCCCTCCAGATCGGGGTCATTCTTCGTGGCCCACGTTTTCACGCCACGCGCGAGCTGCGTATACATGCCGGTTTTGTCATCGCCTTCGTTCGGGATCACGTTGCCCTGCGGGTCGATGATCTGCCAGTCCGACGCCATGCCCTTGGAGTGATAGCTTTGGCTCACGCCGCCCCGGAAGCCGGATGTCGGTCGCACCGTGTAGCCTTCCGGCAGATAGCCCGCGCCGCCCCGCACCGCCGCGACCAGTCTTGGATTGACGCCGCTCAGGCTTGCGCCGGAAACCGCCTTGCCGCCATAACCGCCATCGCTGAGAGCCTGCCCGTCCTTGCCGACGTTCGGACCTTTCGCCTGACCAGTCGGCGGCCCGGTATAATGCTCGACGTCCGGCACGCCTCGACCGTACTGAGCCGCTCGCCCCTCTCGATACTGCTGGGCTGGTTTGAGATATCCTCTGACAAAAGCCTTTGCCGCTTCCTCCTTCGAACCGCTCTGCATCGCCCTGAAAGTGTCGGCGTATTGCTTGTCGCCAATCGTACCTTTCAAGCGACCGGCAACAAATCGCGCCTGCTCGGCCGGGTCTTTCCATGCCGTGTTCGGATCGAGCCCGCGCTTGCGCATGTCGGCGGCCCACTGATTCCATTCATCTCCGCCCTCTTGAAATAGACCGTGAGCAAAGTGCGCTTCACCACCGAATTTAGGTTGATCGGCGTGGCGCAGTGTCGGATCGAACGATGACTCGCTCTGAATATTCGCCATCACCCCGGCGATAGCGTTCTCCGAAAGACCTTGCTTGCGCAGCTCATTTGCAACTGTTTGTGCCGTCTGTTGCTTCGCCGTGCCGCCCGCATAGGTCATGCCGCCACCACCGGCAAGCCGTCCCGGCCGGAAGCCGCCAAGACCGGCCTGCAGTGCGCCACCGCGCGCTCCGGTGCCGACCGGCACTCGCCTCCCGCCGGGTGTCGTGCTTGTCGTCGCATTGTCGCTTGGGCTGGTGCTGCTG